GCCTTACACCATGATGAATAATTTTTCACAAAACACTTGCCCGTAGTATAAAAAAAGTATAATATTGTACAGTACGTACACTAGAGGCTATAGAGGCTATGAAGAATAACATACTTGTAGAGACAGTTAACGGTAAGTGTACATATGTGTATCGTGACAGTATAGAGGCTATAGTGCCTCCTAGTAAGTACAGTACAGGCTATATAGCCTTATGGGGAGGCTTTAAGGTTTATCTTAGCGAAGAAACGATCTTTAGCTATATTTATGAGTGGGCTTATGGTTATTAAATTGTTTCATGTGAAACGTAGGGCTTATGGAAACAGAGGCTACGAAGGCTATAGAGCAATTTGGTTCAGATAGTGGCTTAGCTCTTTTAATAAGCGAGTATGCTTGGTTATCCTTTGTTTTATTTGCGTTGTTGCTTTTTAAGGGTACGATTGAGAATGCGGTAGCAGGTTTTTCAATCTTTTTTGGTAATGAGTATAACGAAGACGATATAGTTATTGTGAATGGGAGGGTAGGGCGTATTACGAGAGTAGGGATAACAAAAACTGTTTTTTATCTTTATTCTTTTCGGGGAGGGGTGATTACTGGTGGAACGAAGTTAGCAGTTGAGAATAAGAGCTTACCTTCGATGCAAATTGAACGACCTCTCCCAAAATTAGACCCTAAAGACTTTTACAAGGACTCTGAGACTCCCAATGGAAGACAAAACGACGAATAAGACCCCTAACAGCGATTCTAAGCCCCATCGGTATGAATACTACGATAAAGAGGGTAATGTGCTTTATAAGATCACAGGGGGGCGTATAGAGGCCATTATAGACGCTCCTGATTTAGAGGGAGATACCGATGAGTGATCCCTATTACTACAACTGCACCTTAGTTAAGGTTGTTGATGGGGATACGATTGATGTTGACATAGATCTTGGTTTTGATGTTGTTTTATCCAATCAGAGAGTTAGATTACACGGAATAGATACTCCTGAGTCCCGAACAAGAAACTTAGCTGAAAAGAAGTTAGGACTTGAAGCTAAAGACCGTTTGATCGAACTTTGTGGAGAAAAGCTTCAACTTTTAAGTTTGGGAAAAGGGAAGTATGGTCGTATCTTAGGAATACCTCATACAGCCGATGGCAAAGACATTTGTAAGATATTGATGGAAGAAGGTCATGCTGTAGAGTATTTCGGAGGTAAAAAAATAAAAGTTTGGGGAGAAGACTAATGGCGGTTCAAGTTCATTGGCTACCAACAGAACAAGCATGTATTGCCCTCAAGGAAATTAAGCCTGAATGCGATCACCCTCCAAAAGAACTTATTTGGAAGCTTGGTAGCAACGAGTATCATTGCAGGAAATGCGAAACCCTTTTTGGTTGGCATGATGTATATAGCACCCTTGAAAGAGGTGGTATTTTATAATGGCAAAGAAATCAACGGACTTACAAATAGCTTTTGTTCAAAAACAAATAGCTCATTATTATCTCCAAGGTAAGACTCAGCAGGATATGGCTGATGATTTTGGCGTATCTCTTTCTACTGTCCGAAGGCATATTAAGCTCCTCAGAGAAGAGTGGAAAGAAAGAGCTTTATATGATTTTAGCGTAGCTAAGTCAGAAGAGCTTGCTAAAGTGGACGAAATAGAACGAATTGCTTGGGATCAGTTTCATAAAAGCTTGGCAGGTAAAGAAGTTTCTACTACGATGGATAATGGAACAACCGTAACAGAGATGCTTTCCAGAACGACTACTGGAACTTCTGATATTAAGTGGTTGGACAAGGTGCAATGGTGCGTTGATCAGCGATGCAAGATCTTAGGATTACATGCTCCAAAACAAGCTGTTATCAATCAAACTATACGAGAAGAAAAAAATTTGGAAGAAATGTCTACAGAAGAACTGCTTAAAATTGCAAATCAAAAAGCAGTTAATGCTATGTATGATGTTTCTGAAGGTGTGGAGGTTGGGACGGAGAAAGGCGAAATAGAACTACTGGAAACAACCTAATGGATGATCTTGAGGTAGAAAAAGCGATTAGAGCTAAAAAAGCCGCTCAGCTTATCCTCAGACGTAGGGAAGCTGAAAAAAGCTTAATCTCTTTTACTAAACAAACCTTTCCTGAATTTGAAGTAGCTCCTCACCACGAAAAAATCGCTGATGCTCTGGAACGAGTTGAGTCTGGAGATTGTAAACGATTAATGATCTTTATGCCTCCTCGACATGGCAAAAGTGAGCTAGCTTCCCGAAGATTCCCTGCATGGTTTATGGGAAAACATCCAATGGTCAGGATCTCTCCTCTGACTTTGGGAGACAAGTTCGTAATATTGTTAACTCTGATCTGTATAGAGGCGTTTTTTCTGATATAAAATTATCTTCTGATGCTACAGCCGCTCATAAATGGGTTATAGACGATCATGGAGGAGAATACTTTGCTGTAGGTATTGGAACAGCGACTACAGGTCGTGGAGCTAAAATTCTACTTATTGATGATCCTCATAAAAACAGAGAAGAAGCAGATTCTTTTTTAGAGCGTGAACGTGTCTGGAACTGGTATAGATCAACAGCGTATACACGCCTAATGCCTAAAGGTGCTATTGTATTAATACTTACACGATGGCACGATGACGATTTAGCAGGAAAACTGCTTAAGCAATCACAGGAAGACCCCGACATTCCACCTTGGGAGGTTTTATCCTTATCTGCTGAAGCAGAAGAAAACGATCCTTTAGGCAGAGAAGAAGGTGAAGCTTTATGGCCTGAGTGGTATGATAAGGCAGACTTAAAAGAAAGACGAGCAGTATTAGGACACAGAGAATATATGGCTCTGTATCAACAACAACCTACAGTTAACGAAGGCTCTTACTTTGAAAGGGATTGGTTTAAAGAATATACTAAAGAGGAATTACCTCCTCATACCTCTTTGCGATATTATGGTTGCAGTGACTATGCCACTTCAGAACGCAAAGGCACTGATAACACCGTTCATACTATTTTTGCTGTAGATCCAGACGAAAATATCTATGTAGTTGATATGTGGAAAGCCAGAAAACAGCCTATTCACTGGATAGAAGCTGTTATAAAACTGATGAAAAAATATAAACCTACCGCTTGGGCAGAGGAGAGAGGACAAATAATTAACTCTGTTGGCCCTTTTTTACAGGAACGAATGAAAGAACAGGGCGTTTTCTGTTATAGAGAGCAATACACTCCAAGCAGAGACAAAACGGTAAGAGCACGTTCGATACAGGGTAGAGCACAAATGGGATTAATACATTTCCCTAAACACATTAAGTGGGCAAAAGAAGCTATTGAAGAACTGATTAAGTTCCCTGCCGCTAAACATGATGATGTAGTAGATACCTTTAGTTTATTAGGTTTAATGCTAGATAAAGTTAAAGGCGGTAGAAGACCTATGCCCAAAAGCGAAAGCCTTCAACCTACTAATTACAGCTTTGACGACCTCTTAAATAGGTCTAAACAAAGAGCAAGAGGAAGACGAGTGGTTAAAGAAGCTCCTATTGCAGGAATTCATAAACCTCTTGATTTGTTGCCCGAAGAAGATTATTATAACTTGACAGATGAATAAAAATTTGTTATGAGGTATATATGCCAATATCGTATCCAAAGAGCAGAGATAAGCAATTAGAGTTCTGGAAACGTAGGATAGAACACGCCATTGACTACTGGCAACCTGTGTTTGAACCTGCTCAAGTGCTTATAAATCAATACAATAACGAATCTGCTACCACCAGAGAACGTGAACAGG